GCCCAAATGACCATAACGATTCCAATGATCATTGCAGCCACTCCGACGAACGACTGCATCCAATCGCGCTTCTTGAGTGCCTTGGTTATCTCAATTTCTCGGTTACGTGCGCTCGCTCGATCCGCGTTCGCTGCCTGCGAAAGCATCATTCGCGCTTGCGCTTTCTCTTCTTCGCTGGTAGTGCTTGCGTCAATCAGTGCGGAGATAGCCTTTAAAGCGTCTCCCCCTGGAACTACGTCGCTAATAAGGTCGAATACCTTTGGAGATTTGTTGCGAAACCATTCTCCGAGCTTGGTTTCCTTCAGTGTAATTCGTGGCATCGTATATCGTAATCTTTTCCGTATGGTTTAATCGTGAACCTCCACCCTCCGAGCCGCGGCGTAGAGAACCCTTTCTCAACCTCCCAACCGATGGAACGATCTTTCTTTTTGTATGACCCGGTTTGCACTACGTGAACGGTCTCTTGTGCGTGGTTGAAGTTGTTCGTTAACACGTCCCGCATTACCGGATGATACCACTTCTGGTGAGTGTGACCCCGTGCAATGATTCGCGCCTGCGGGTAGTCCTTCATATCTATATCTACATTTAGAACGCCTTTAGAACGCTTGGCGTTGCCGCCGTAACCGTGATGATAATGGATAGGGTACGAACGCCGTCCGCCTTGGCCGTTGCGGTCGCATTTTAGAATTACCCAACCCGCGTAATACCCTGCAACTATATCCCCTCCTTTCGCGTTTAAGAGAGCCACGATGCGTTGCGTACAGTCTACCCCGTGCCGCTTCGTTATGTTGGTCTCGTGGTTACCCATCGAGATAAGTTTAATAACGTCCTTGTATGGTTCAAGTTTATCGGCGCAGTCCTTTATAACCTCATCGATATACGCCATCTTTTTAAGCTCAGGCCGCAACGAGTCGTAATTCCCGCGTGGATCTCTGGGCATCTGCATCAGATCGAGCAAGTCCCCCAAAATGAAAACCGACGCCCCTTCTTCTTGTGCCATCTGTAGATGTTTGAAGAATAACCGTCGGTCGCATTTTACAGAGTCGAAGTGAACATCCGAAAGAAGATATATTGCTTTCTCATCTTTAGCATTCTCAAAAGAGAGCGGCAGTATATGAATATCGCGGTCTTTAGTTAATAAACCCATAGGCGGTGTTGAGGTTTGTTTGGGTCAATATCGCAGTGAATGAAGGTCGGGCTAATACCGAGCCTCGTTATACCGCATTCCTGGAGTGCATCGAGGATAACGAACCGCGCTTGCGAATCGGTAACGTATATGTCTGCCGCTAAACCTAAGAGGTGCGACGACTTGCGAGAAGCTGGGTAGCCGTCTTTTATTAACTGCCGATTGTAAGCAACTGTACGGAACCCACCGCCCCGCGAAATAACAAAGGGAATACCAGCGCAATCCCGAGCCTCATCCAAAATGGCGAGGAAGTCGGGATCCATCATCTCACCGCTGCCGGGTTGGTCTGGAGAATCGAATTCGTCGAAGGTAAAGTATCTCATTTCTCCGCGAGCATTAGTTCGATTTTATGGACGGCCTTAACGACCTCCTTCATCATCTCTTTCAATTCGTCCTTGTCGGACTCTACGCGGATAATACGCCCCTTTAACTTCTCAATCTCTCGGTTTAGGTTTACCCATACCGCTACTATCGCGATCGCGCTTGGCAGAATCATTAGAATTATTTCGGTCGAGGTCATCGAGAAATTTCTTTAATAGGGTTATGTTTTCCTTTCGGCTTTTTCTCATCCGAAGTATGCTTTTAAATCCACCGGGAGGGGGTAGGTAGTGCCTCCGCTTATCGTCATTCCGCTTTGGAAATAGTCCGCAGGCTGTGGCAACATATCCGCTCCCGTGTTACTGTTGTACTCCGGGAACAACGAGAGGTTATTGCAGAGGTATTTATAAAGACGGTACGAGTAGAATTGGGCGTTCTGTCGCGCTCTTTCTACCTCTCGGTGTAAATCGTCCGGGCTAATCGCTTGCGTGTCTTCTGAGACCCTTAAAACGAGCGAGCCGTTATCCATCTTCACGTACAGCGAAGGGATAAGTTCAACCATCGTCCACCAGAGCGTTGCTTTACGCACGTAGGAATCCATCAACGTAGCGTAATCGCCCGACAAAGAAGAGCCGGAAATATCGCTCTTGAGCTTGTTCAGTAGATCCGTTCCCAAATAGAGTTGAATATACTTGTCTTGTGCGAGGATGATAGACGGCACGAGGTAAGCATCCTCGATGCTTCCGTTAATGTTGGTAATCCGCTTAATGTAGTCCGGATTTACGAAAAGGACTTCTGCTGTTAGTGCCATTTATCGTGGGTTTAAAAAGCCTTGGTTGGGCATATCGGTTGGACGTGTTGCAACTCTGCGATCGTTTTCCTCGAGACGCTTTGCGCCAACTCCGGCCTCTCGAATCAACTTCTTCGCTTGGTTTACGGAAATCTTCTTGTTGTTCTTGCGGAGGTACGTTTGACGCTTCCAAAAATGCTGGCATCGCGGCCCGCCTTTGTAAAGCCAAATCGAGTAAGTGTCCGCTCCGTTTGGCCCGAAGCCTGGGTTAACGGCACGGTCGCCCGCTGCGATTATATCCTCTTTGCGGTAGACCTTCTTCGCGTTTACCATCTTCTTGCAGAACTCACGGCTGTCATCGCTGTAACGGTCGGGAGCGTATGTATAGCGCACCTTGATAATCTCCGTGTCTTGTTCGGATCCTGCTTGCGGCTTGGAGCTTGGTACGTTGGCAAAGGTGAGCATCGCATCCCGCTTTTCTTCAAGGTCGTAATCGACTGCAACCTCTTCGATGAGTTCCCAATCTTCGCCCATCTCTTCGCCTTGTTCAATTAGCCATTCTGCGGCCTCTACCTTTGGGCCTTCGAAATCGCTAGAGAGTTCGATATCGGTGGCAAACATTGCTTCCGCCTGTTCCAATCCAAAGCCCAACATAGAAACGAGGATCTGAATAGCCTGTACGCGCGTGAGTTCTCTTGTTTGAACTTTGGCTATAACGTCCACCGCCGAACTAATCTGAACGCCTGTATACGACTGCTCTACATTTGCCTCCTCTACTGCGCTTCCGATAGGGATAACTTGCGGTGAAATACCGGAGGCATTTAGGAGTGTCTTAACGCTGCTAATAATTACATCGCGATAGCCGCCAACTACATTCTCCTCAAAGAGTTCTGAGGCCTCTGCAAGCTCTCCCCCGCCGCCCAACTTGCCCGGCACAGCAACACCAAACATCTGCGGAGACGTAACGCGGTGGCCTATCATAATCTTTGCAGTGACCTCCTCGCTGAGAAATTGGTATTGATTATGAGCATCCGATAATTGGAACGGCTCGAAATCCGGCTTTCTATCGGGATCGTCGGAGTAAGTAACGATGAACTTCCCCGCGTTGCCCGCTCCGCTCAACTGCCGCTCTATATCCATCCGGATACGGTTACGCTCCTCCTGCGGTGGAATGCCGTTCTTGAAGTGAATAGAGAACGAGGGCGACATCCCGTTCTGCATATTGTTAATATGGTATATAGAAATCTCTTTGTCTAGCTCTATGTAATTAATCGATCCTACGTAGTCCGGCTTGGGGTAATAGAATGAACCCGGAGAGAACGGCTTCACATACATAATTTGTGTAGGGTGGTCGAGCTTCTTATCTACGTCAAAGCAACAAATCTCCTCCGGCTCTTGTCGCTTATCGGTCCAGTCCTTAGAGTAGTAATAATATTCGACCTTTTCCTCTTCGTTTACGAAGCCGCTACGGACGTTCTCGAAAGGTAGGTGTGAGACGTTCGCGATAGTCGTGCGGTCGAGGCTCCAGTTGATTTCGAGAGCGAAGCCGCCCTGTATCTTAAAATCTAAACACGCCTTGCGTAGTTCGTTATTCAGATTCCATTGATCGAAAGCGAGACGGCCTTCTAGGTCTGAAGCGTCGAAGCCTTCGCCGTAGATCATCATCGCAATGGAGGTAACCAAAGCGTTGTGAGTGGCGGAGGAATGGTAAAGGTCTACCAGGTATTGTGGGAAGAGGTTATCGTCTCCGTAATTAACGAAGCCCTCTCGGTTGGGCGTTTCGCGATAACTACGCTCCTCGTATTTGCTGAGTTGTAGAATTTCCATTACTGGTAATAAATTACGTTATCGGGAATTGTGATGCTCGGTATCGTGTATCCCGTTTCCCCGGTTACCGTAAGCGTCCCGCGTTCAATTAAACCCTCTACGCTTGCATCCGTAGGGCTGAGGTTCGTACTTGAGTTCTGCCCGTATACGTCGTACGTATATTGCCCCGATTCCGTAATTAATACGCGGCCTGAAATACCAAGAGGCTGGTTAGTTAGTACGGAGAGCTTCGTATATCGTGCGTTATCTGCATCGACATTCCCAACCATCGCGTAAGTATCTTGGCTTGCCATGCTCGTAAATATAACGAGGTAATGAGTAAACGTATCGAAGTCCTTCTTTGCCTCTTGAAGCGTGAGGTAAATGAACTGTTCGTCGGAGCTATTGGGTGCGAGTGTAATCATATCAAAATAGAAAAGGGAGGACTAATGCCCTCCCCCGTCCTGTAACCTTTGAACCAAACAAAAATGAAATCAGGATCCAGCCGTGAAGGTGATGTTCGCATCGTCATCGGCGACGAATGGAGCAGGAATAACCTCCTCTGCTGTCAATTGGATTTGATAGCCGTTAAGGTCGCCCTTCGCGGTTCCCGTGCCGACGGTGCCTCCCGTTGCTTCCGCTCCGGTCGTGTGACCCATCAAGAAGTAGTTGTCGTTATTGTCTTGAACGATAACGCAGAGGCGGTTCTTCAAGAGGTCGGCAATTTCTACGTTATCCGCAGCAACGAGATTCGGCATACTCAGCTCGAGAACTTGAGAGTAGAAAACCGTTCCGTTCTCTACAGATGCCGTTACGGTCTGCTGGAATGATCCGCTGTTCTTAGTTAATTCGAAACCGAAGACCGTGATTGCATCAGCCGCGGCAATTACGCCCGCAGTAATAGTACCCCAATCGGAAGCGTCGAATTGCTTAATCCAAACGCGCTTGATTCCTCCGATTTTATCTTTGCAGGGAAACGCCCTGCCGTTAATTGTCAATGTACAAGCCATGAGTTAGAGGAATTGTGGGGAGGGATTTAAAGCCCCTCCCCGATTCAATTAGGATGAGCGGCGAGAGACCGCGATAGAACCAGCGTCTACGATTTGCGTTCCGCCGCTGAACTTCATAATTACTCGCGTAACGTCATCACCAGTCACACCCGTTAAATCCAAGATAGAGGCTTGGATGTGGTCGGTGAGCAAGTCCGTACCGAAGTACAACTGGTTAGGGTTGCACATGATAATAGTATCGTTCGCCATACCTGCGGGAGCAACCACCGGAAATCCTAAGAAAGTAGTCGGGCGAGCCGCTCCGACAAATTCAGGTGAATAACCAGCACCGCCGATTCCGGCAGTAGCATCGCCGCTAAAGATTCCGATTCCCGCCATAGCGCGTTGCAACAAGAACAAAGACTTGCGGCTCATATACAGAACCGTACCGGGGTCAGCCTGTACGACTGAAGGCGCTTGGGCAACAATATCGTCGAGCTTCGTCAAAATGCCCGTAGTACCGTCAGCGTCAGCGGTAAAAGCACCTGCGGCTGTCTTTTCGTATCCGGGAGTTGCGTCTACAATGTGGTGGCAGATACCGTCGAAAGAAGTACCGAGTTCACCACCTCCAGTCAGGAGCCATCGGAAGGGTCGTAGTTACCGCCCCACAAGT